CAGGCGACCTCTACCACCCCAAGGTAGCGCGCTACCAATCTGCGCCACACCCCGATATCGTATATATTATACCCGATTTGGATACAATAGTCAAGAGTTTTCAGTCAAAATAAAAAAATTGCAAAAAAGGTATTGACATTCACTTTCATTTGTGATATAATAAATAAGCACTCAGGAGAGAGCAGTAAAAAACAGTAGAATATCGCGGGATGGAGCAGTTCGGTAGCTCGTCGGGCTCATAACCCGAAGGTCGTTGGTTCAAATCCAGCTCCCGCAACCAAAAGAAAAAGGCTGTTGCATTTGCGACAGCCTTTTATTTATTCTTATTCTCTTACCATTTCGTAAACTTGAATTTTAGAACCAGGAAACTCTTTACAATGCTGTTTGCAAATCTGTTTTGCCTCATTCAAGTCATATGCAAAGCCTATTTCAATATTATGATAAGGGTCTGTAACGTCATAGACTAAGTAGAATTTTTCTCCAACATCAATGTAATTAATAACGCTGCCATTCTTATTTTTTTTCATTTTTCATTTCTCCTTGACAATTATCATTTAATGTGTTATACTCGGATTTACAAAGCGGAGGATATCCGAGTTTGTGTGTGAATATGTAGTCGGTGTGTTTTGACGGATTACCGACTACATTTTTTTATGCCTCTTCAAGCATTTGTTTGAGTTCATTAATCAGCTTTGATAAAGCTTCATATTCGCAATCAGCATGAATGTTCTGAGCCTTGTCTATTATGATTCTAAGCTGTTCACGCTTTGCATACTTTATCGCAAGTTCTGTAGCTGTAGGCATATTCTGCATTATCCTCACTCCTTTCAATTTCCTCCGCTGTGAAAGTTCCCTTTATCTCTTTCACTATATATATTATAGCATATCGGGTACAATATATCAATTGATAAAATAAACAAATATATAGGGTACATATTGTGCATTATGTATATTGTACACATATATAAAATGTAGTATAATATCAGTAAAGGCGGTGATATTATGGCATATTCAGAAGCACAAAAAAAAGCAACTGCAAAGTACATGAAAAATAAGCTTGATGATATCAAGGTACGAGTGCCAAAAGGCAAGCGTGAAGTCTACAAAGCCCATGCAGAACGGCAAGGCAAAAGCCTGAACGCCCTTATAATTGAACTACTCGAAAAAGATATGCAGGAGCATTAAGCCCCTGCATTTTTTTATTAATCATTTTCCTGCTGTTTTGAATAATCTCTCATAAATTGAGGGGCGGAACAATTTTCACAAACAGTTGAATCCGTAAAATGATAAACACATTCCTCACAGTAACCATAACAGCCGCACTCAAAAAAACCGCATTTCTTATTATCGCACTTACCAAAATCAGTATTTTCCTTGCACCAAAAATTAAACTCTTTCATTTTAAAAAACTCCTTTATTCAAATTTGAGATTATTCACAGCTTTGCACATTTGGTTGAAATTGCTATGTACATAACGCTGGGTAGTTGTTATATCAACGTGTCCAAGCAATGCTCTAAGGGTTTCGATATCTGCACCGCACTGAATAAGATACGTTGCATAGCTATGTCTAAGCTTGTGCGGGGTGAGATACTGTAAATCAGGATACTTTGTTTTTTGTTGCTCATAGAACGTTCTATAGAGCCTGTTATAACGTCTAAGGGATATTACTGTATGCGTTATAGGTGAAACGAACAGAAAGCCGTCTGAGACGTCCTGAGAGCGTATCTGATGAAGAATAGCTATTGCATTACTATGCAAGGGGATAAGCCTATCACGGCGAGATTTTGTGGTCTGTACAATCCTATCACCGCATGAAGTATGTACGAGTGTCTGACAGACTTTAAGATATCTATTATCAAGGTCAATGTTATCCCAACTAAGGGCGAGAAGTTCACCACGGCGGAGACCTGTCCACAAGTCAAGCTGAAACATTCTGCAAACTCTACTATCATCATCAAAAAGGTGTACGAGATTATCGGGGCTGAAATATTCAGCTTCTTTTTTTATACGTTTTGGAGGTTTAACATAGTCGCAAGGATTTTTGTCACAATAACCATTAACTATAGCTTCACGGAATACACGTTTAAGTAAGAAATATGAACGTCTTTGGCGGTCATTACTGTAAGATAGGGTGGATTTAAGACAATTCTGAATATCAATAGGCTTTACGCTCAGAAGCTCCATATCGGCTATATAACCGAAGTGTTTTTGATTTATATAGTAATAGTCCTTATAGCAATCATAGGCTATCACATCAACGCAGTATGCGTTATAGAACATCTCAAACCATTCTTTAAAAATCATAGGACATCATCATTTCCATTCTCTTTAAGATATTGAAGTATATCATTGCAGTTCTTTTCGACTTGACTTGAAAAGGTGAAACTACTTTCATACTGATAACAGACATTAGCACGAGGGGGGGAGACTATCGGCAAATCATCTTTGAAATCTGAATTGCAATAGATCTCTTTAGTTTTACGAACAATGTTCTTGCTACTCCAGAAGAATTTACCGAAAATTTTCTTTACGTCCTTAGTAATGTACTTTGTGACGTAAAAAGCTAGGTTTGACATCTGTCCGTAAGTCTGAATAGCTGTTGAGAAACCATAGCGCCAATCAGAAACATTATACACAACAGGCAAATCAGATATATCACAGCCGAGCTTATCACATATATGCAGACGCTTTATAGTATCTATTTTAAGTGGCTTGTCATGACCCTTAACAAGACGTGTACCACTATCAACGAACTTAAAGTCACAATCGTTTATAAGAGCGTGGCAATGTATACCGCCTTTTTTGTGAAACTCAGGAACAAGGACATAACGCAAGCCTTTACGTTGAACAGCATTATCAAACCAACGTTTCAAGGGCTTAAAGACTTCCCGAGGGTCGGAGCGGTCAAAATCTTTACCGCTAAATGTTATAGTAAGAAAGTACTTCCAATCATTCTGATAAACAATATCAAAGATACTTTGCTTTGCTCTTTGAACACTATCGGAACGAACTTCACCGCTTTGTGACTGCTTATCTTTAAACTTGCGAGTATCAAGCATATCAAGCGTTATGTTTCCGTTTTCGTCCTCATACTCAAAATAACATATGTAATTTTCACGAGCCGTTTTAAGTTGCTCTTGTCTTGAAAGTTCGTCAATACTATGTTCATGCTTGCAGTGATACTCAAATGCAGGGTCTTTAAAAATGTGTCGGTCAGAACGTGTTATAGTGTAACTGCCGTCACGATATTCCTTTATCTTTGTATTGCACTTGACCTCTTTAGAGGACGTTTTTAGGGGCATTTTTAACACCTCATTTTTAAAAATGAGTACTTTTTGTGGCTAATATCAAGTAATAGCCACACGCACCGCAGGGCGGCACAAGTGCCGCTCCCTGCGGTAGCTCGTGGCTATACGCCACGCCTTTTTCGCAGACTTCTGCTTGTCTTTCTATCGTGCATAATGTCACTAGTAACATCTACTCCACGATTAGCAAGAATTTCAGTGTCGCTGATATACTCCTTATCAAGCATATTATCAACAAGCTGTGATGTATCATATAGCTGTCGGCTCTGATTAGTCTGCAAGTACAAACGGCTATAAAGCTTTTTTGGCATATATGACTTATTTTCCGTATATGCCTCATACTCGTCTATATCATAGGTCTTGACCTTGATAAGGCGTGTATAAGGGTGACAGAATGTAGCACGGCACGTTGACACAGTAGCCGTTATATCTCGTATCTGTTTATCAAGCAGATTAAAACGCTGAACTGTAGCAAGTATCATCATCTTACGCTTTCTACACTGGCAGAGGTGCTGAAAAAGCGGTTTTGGAACGGCTCTTTTACCACCTGAGAAATCTCGTGAATTAAAGATAGTGCCTATCTCATCAATTACAACTATGCAATTCTTAGGAGCGTGCAGGATATCTTGTGCGGAATTAAGCTTGTATATATTCGTCCACTCAGGGAAGTTTTGAAGATTGATATTTGTAAGTATAGACAACTGAGGGTAACGCACGCAATAGTTATATGCTATCTGAGCAAGGGTTGACGTTTTACCAGTGCCAAATTTACCGGTATAGAGGTGTATGCCCCAGCCTTGGAAGATAGCAGAATTGTTGAAGTATGCACCGAAAAAGTGGTCATATACCTCATAGGTGATAAAGGGCGGTATTTGTTTTATGTAATCAAATAGTATCATAACATTAATCCTTTCTAAAATAATCAACAAGATGATAAACAGAAAAAATAAGATGATGTATAATAATCTCCAAAAGAATAAACAAAACAAAGCCAAATAAAGCAGTTTGTTTAGGAGTAGTAAAGGGATATGAAATAATACTATTAGAAGTAATTACATAAAAAACTATAAAGGGAGCAATGAAAAACCAAGTATCAAGCATACCACACAAAAAGTTAATTATATGAAATAGTTTTCTATTCATGTAACACCTCACACAGCACTTGCACAACGTGTCATGCGTATCATCACATTATAGAAGAACTTGCAGAAGATACAGAGCATAACCACAGCGAAAACAAACGCCATACCGAGGAGCAA